AAGCGAAGAAGTCTAAAGACTACAAAGCTGTTGAGAAACTTGCTGATGTTGTTGTTAAGCTACAGAAAGAAATTGAATTTGCTAATCAAAAAAGGTCTGATGCTTTAAATCGTGTTAATGAGGCTATTAAGAACTATAACGAATTTAGCACAGATAAAATGGTTGGGTTAAGTTCTATGAATAACTACAACGATAGCAGATTAAAATTCTTTAGAAATGATTGGCAGGTAAAACAACAAGTATCTGACAAATTAGCTATCGCATTACTAGAGCCAAACGCACAGGAAAGAATCAAAGAAATCATTATGGCTATTGCGAGTGAGGTTTCTTAAATAAAAACTCTCCTAATGAGTTAAGCCCGTTCATTCGGGCTTTTTTATGTCGGGAGTTCGGGATTTCGGGTTTGTTGCTAAACACAGATAAACACACAATAAAGTAAACACAGTTAGATCCAGGAGATCTGGCAGATCTACCAGGACCAGATCAAAGAAGAAAGTTGTTGACAAAATGTATCCAATATGAAACAATAAGCTTTTACAAATTAGGAGAAGTAAATATGGCTAGTAAATCATATCCAATATGGAATATAGTAACAGCTTGCATTTATAAAGGTGCAAAATCGTATGGAGTGCGAGAACGTGGAGAGGTGGAGGTTAGAATAGGAACAAGTGGCTCTAATTCTCACACTTTCCTAAATCATAGAACAACACATAAAATACTGGAAAATGGCGATAGAGAATATCGTTTTTATGTTGATGATAAATGTATCAAGCGTGCTTTGTTACCAAAAGGAAAAAAAGAAATACAATATTTGGAGCAATGAATGGATCTATTTACAATATCAGTTGTTGTATTGGTGGTGGTGTTCCTAATGTCGGGTCGGGTGTAAAGTAGCTTTCATGTCTAACCTAGCAACCACCACCACTACTACACACACAAAGAAGCCAGATAGATCTACCAGGTCGTTCGGGTATGTCGGGTACTGCCATTTAGGAACAGCTCGGGTTTGGTCAAGTTCATTAACACAATGTATTGATGAAGCCCAAGAGTTTATCCAGGCCAACCCAAGATACTTAACTAGAAAAGGTATCTTTATATACGAATTAGGTAAGGAAAAGAAATACATAAATAAAGTTACATAATGTAGACAATCTATGATACAATTAGCTTATCTTTTAAACAAAACCATTAGGAGGTTATTATGAAGATAGAAATAAACTTATATGATGAAACAGGTGAAAGGGTCGTTGGCAAAGCCATAGAGATTGATTGCCAAAGTCTCATCATCAATGGCATTCATGTCATTCAAGCAGGTGGTGTTCATGCTGAAATGAGACAGCTAGAATCTGATGAAATACCAGTAAGTGCTGAACAGTACACAATGCAATAGAAAATAATCGGAGGATCAAGGGAGCAATACGCTCCCTTTTTTTATGGGTCGGAGTCCCAGCAGGACACAAAATCCAGTCGGTCGAGATGTCCTTCGGGCGGGGGGGACACAAATGAGGGTGCAAGTATATATAGAGACACAGGGGTAATAACAAACACAAACAAAACATATATTTAACACAATGCTAGTAATTTTTATATTTTTTCTGATACAATCAGATTTTAACTACGAGGTACCACATGGACGAAGATATGATGGGTATGCAGGTTAATCCAGTAATGACACCTGAACAACCAATGATGCAAGGGACTCCTGCCCCCCAAGAAATGCCTGGCCAAATGCAGTCTGAATTAGACGACATATCAGGTTCTGACCGAGAAGAGGCTAAACAAGCCCTCACACAAATTATTAAAATTTTACAACAAATGGTATCTCAAGGTGCATCTGAAGAAGAAATCCAAGCTTTTCTACAACAAGTAGGCTTAACTATGGAAGAACTACAGATGGCTAGGGAGATGTTTGGTATATGATGAATATGCGAGAAATGTTAGGTGAAGCTGGCAGAACTATCTCCAACATGGATAGAACTATAGCAGCAGGTATGGGTTATCCTCTTCCACCAACTGAAAAGATGAAAACAATGAATCAACTAAGTGATCCTATTCCAGATCCTACACCTCAAACTATGTTAATGTCCGACAACGAACCGAGATTTGAAGATAGATCTCCTGAAAACCAAATATTCTCTATTGATACTGCTATTGGTAACCTTATGACTGAGTACGACATGGTAGTTCGCAACAAAGAATTTGAAAGAGCACAGATGATTGCTGACCAGATTGACCAATTACAACAGCAAAAGATTGGTATACAGGCTCAAAATGTGCCTCAAACAGGTTTTTTATCAAATATAAATACAAGTATACGAGAAATGTTGGGAGAAAGTGGTAAAACTATATCAAATCAAGACAGAGAAACTATATCTGACCTGCTAGACTCTATATCTGAGTAGCCAAGCATGGCTGTTTCTAACATATCCTCTCTTTTAGATGAACTAGAAGCTGACTCTAATACAAAAAATATTACAGAACTACCTGAAGAAGTAATAACGTTTTTACCTCCAATGACACAAAATTTCTTAGAAAAATTTGAAAAAATAAACGGAAAATTATTTTTACCAACACAAGATGTAGACAGATTAACATTAGAAGCAGAAAAAGAAAAAATGGGACAATTAGCTTTGCGTAATGACCCACAAGGTCTTGGCTTTCACGGTGGAGATCCAGAACTAAGTGCAACTGTAACTGATGACCCAATGGAAATAAGAGGAAGAGAATTTAGAGGACCTTATGACAAATATGGCTCAAAACCTGATGTTTTTAGAACATTTGAACCACATTCCATATTACTAGAACAAAAATATAGATTTCCAACAAGAGCTAATCAATACAGACCTTCAGATACGCCTTACGCTCTTGGTACATATGACAGAATGGGTGATACTATGTTATTAAGTGGAACTGACGATGATCCTTATATGGCAAGAAAAATTACAGAGCCTCATGAGTATATGCATAGAGGTATAAGTTATAGGCCCTTTGAAGGTGGACTTACACGATTTTTGGCTGCAGTTGCAGATCTTGGTGCAGAAAAAGCTGGATTACCTAGTATTTTTAATACCATGCAGACAGGTGAGGCACAACACGAGTACATAGATAAAGCTTTAGACAAATATATAGAACAAAGTATGTCAAGCGAGTTAAAAGAAAGCAATGATAAATATAATAAAGCATTAGACGACCTAAAAATGCGATTTATACAAGAATATGATTCTGTTGAAATAGGCACAGAAAAATTTAACGAATATATAACTGAGAATAATTTGGGTTACAAATAAACATGGCTGCAAGAAAGGAAATACTTTCAGATTTAAGCACCAAGATAGCTGATGGTAATATTAGTGATGCCTATCGTACTTTTGAACAACTACCTGTTGTAGACCAAATTGCTGTAAGTATCTCTCCTGGTGTCGGTGATGCTCTTGCAGCTTACGAAGTTGGTGAGTTTGGTCGTAGAGCCAAAACCAACATACAAGACCAAGACAGACTAGGTGCAGCAGGCAATATAGCCTTATCTGCACTATCAGGTATTAGTTTATATCCATTATTTAGATTCCTTCGTGGTGCAAGAGGTGTAACAAAAACTGCAACAAAAGCAGTAGACGCTCCAAAAATCATCAAACCCCCTGTTGAAGAGCCGTTACAACTTGCACCGCCAAAGGAATTAGAAATTAAGATACCTAAAATAGAACCTTTTGAACCTAAAGGTATCAAAGAAATTAATTATCAAGCAGGAGAATTTGAGTTTGGTTCTAAAGCTAGAAAGTGGCTTAACGGCATTGAGCAGCCAAATATAACAACCTTAGGTAAAAAAGTACAAAAACTACCTGTAGAGCAATGGGTGCAAAGATTAGAAAATGCGGGAGTGCCAAAAGGCGAGCTTAGGCTGCTTAATATTTTAGATGAGTCCAACTCAATACACCCTAAACTAATCATGTCTGCTGATGCTAAAAAATCTTTAACTAGAAAAAGCCTTGATGATTACATTGCTAGATCACAACGTAATGCTATACAAATCCGTAACACACCTCAAGATCTTCTTGAATCAGTAACTTATAGACCAGATACTATAGATCCAGCTACACAAGGACAATTTAATTATTTTGTAAGAGGTTCTGGTGAGTTCAGAAACAAACCACACCACAATGTTAAATTAAAATACCCTGATGGTTTTTCTGGTGATAATTCTTATGTCTTTGATGGTACTGGTAAATATAATGCTTTTGGCAGACTAGTTAACTTGCGTCCTAGATTAGCACCTGTGGATTTTAAAACTATTCAAAATGATTTACGCGAACTTAAACTTGATCCTCGTATTCAAGGCAAAAACCTATTTAGAATGCAATCTGACTTTCAAGAAGAAGTTTCTAGAAAAATTAGAAAACCACAAATAGATCAAATGATTTCGGCAAAATCTAATTTTGACTCTGTTGTAAAAATACCTCGTGTTTATCAAGAAGCTAATAAATCTATAAAAGATGCTATTTCAGTAGGGCCAGATGCAAAAATTGTTGGTACACAAAGAACTGAATTGATGAATAATTTAAAACCAGAGTTTGTAGATGCTTTACGTGCTAATGACGAACAAGCCATGCGTAAAATACTAGGAGATGATTTATACAAGACATTTACTGATACTGAGTTTGGCACAAGAGTGCCTGGTAAGTTCTTTGCACCTTATGCTGAATTTAAATCTACAGTTGGTCTTGTTGGTTTTATAGAAGAAAAAATACTAACCTCACTTAAGGGTAAAGGTAAATCAGGATACATTGAATTGACTCCAAAGGATATAACAAAAATATTTCCTGAATTAGACGTTTTGAAAAAAGAACCTGAATTTGACCGTGTTGTAAAAGAAATATTTAAACGTACTAACAACACATTAAAAATAAAACAAAAAATATTCAAATCAAATCCTACTGGATTTATAAAACCAGAACAACAAAAAATAATACTTAAACGTTTAAAAAATTACAACAAAGAAGTTGACGCAGTAAACGATCTTACAGCTAGCGGTGGTCGTGTTGACATAGATGCAATAATTGAATCTTTAAATAGAGATGTTACAGACTTAGGTATTGATAGGGTATCTCTTTCACCAAAAGAATTAGAACGTGTTACAGGCAAACCTTTTACAGAATCTTTAGATTTAACGCCTGCCGATATTTATAATTTAACTGACAGATTTGGTCGTAGGATTTACAAAGGTATAGACTTTGATGATCCAGGTGCTTTATCTAAGGCTTACTTTGACGACATGGCTGATGAAGGTAAAACATTTTTTGAAGCAGCCGATGGTGTTAAGGTGCTAAAAAAAGCTACAGGCATAAATCAATCACAATATGGCATGAAAATAGACCCATATTTTGAGGGGGGTAACTCTAAATACTTTAAATTGCCTGTTAGAGCAAACATTTTAGATTCTGCAAAAAAAGGTGATGACTTTTTATTTATAGGAGAACAACAAGCTGCAGCAGAAAGCTTTGGAACAGATGTTATAAAAACATACCAAAGTGCACAAAATGAAATTAAAAAAGTTCTTAAAGAGCTAGGTGTTAGCGAACAAGGCGTTGTAAAGACAATTAAAGGTACTGGAACAGAATTTGATGGAACTTACCTTAAATTTACAGACAAACTTAAAGAAGCCATAGAAAAACAAGGCGTGAATGCTTTTAAACGTGGTGGTCCAGTAGAAAAATCTTCTAGAATAAATAATTTCTTAAAAAATATTACAAAAAAATTAAATAATGCTGCAGATAATGTATTGGACGAAAACGAAACATATCAACAAATAAAACAGTTTACAAACTCACCAGAAGCTAGAGTTTATATTGAAACTGTTTTGAAAAAAAATGAAGAACCTATAACACAAAACTTTTTTAATGATCAAGAAAACAATATATTTAAAAAAGAAATACTAAGCACTTTAGTAAATAATGCTGATATACATGATTATAACTCGTATAGAAAAGACAAAGAAATAAAAAATTATGAAAATTTTTCTTCTATGCCGATTCAATATTATGGTTCTCCAATGCGAAGTGTTTTTGGTAATTCAAGACTTCGCATACCAAAAAATGTTAAATACGAAGATGCTGAAATAGAAATTTTTGATAAATACGATTTTGGTGGAGAATTTGCAGGCGAAGGTTATATAAGTAATTTAAAGAAAATATACGATGGTATTAGAAATAAAAATACGCAAGATGTAATGCTGGGTATAGAATACTTTGCTGAAAGATACGGTAGAGGTGTATATCCAGAACCAGAGTTTGCTGAAAAAAAAGAAATAGAACCAAACTTTGTACCAGTTTCTCTTAAATACCCAGTATCAGATTTAATGACCAAAGAGCAGTGGGAGGCTTATAGCAAAAAATATTTTGACCAATTTGAGGGTGATACAGAAGGTTATTCTTATGATTGGGGTATATTAGAAGACCCTTATATAAAGGACGGTAAGCGAATTAGTTATAGATATTCTGAAGAAGGCAGAAAGGATGTGGAGGGTTTAGGAAATATAACAAAATTTGCTGAATATTTGTCTGGTAGTGATGACCCTTATGTTGGAATAAATGTAACTAGTTTGGAGCCAGATGTACTTGTAGAAAAAAAAGCAGCAGGTGGTGAAGTTCCCTCTGAAAGACAACAAGCTAAATTATCAAAAAACAAATTAGATGAAATAGAGGCAGAGTTGCAAGATATACTTACTTTTAGGGTTTACGACAATTTATTCAAAGGTAGACCACTAGATGAGCTGTATCAAGATTATGATGCAAGCAAAGATGTTGTTAAAAATATAGAGAGCCAAGTATCAAAAAATTTAGCTGAGTCTCTTAAATTACCATATCAAGATGCTATAGCAGATATTTTACAAGCAGATGACCCAAGCAAAGAGTTTGCAAAAAGAAAAGATGCTTTTCAATTAAGAAAAATTGATGAAGCAATATCTGCTTTAAATTTGCCTGTAGATGTAAATGTAGGCCTAGATAGTGCACAAATTACAAAAGAGATACCCTTGCCAGGTAACGTTGATTTAGCATTTGGTGCTTTTAAAGACCCAAATAGGGATGTTAAAACTGCAGCTGGATTAGGATTTACTGAATCGGGTAAGTTTGGCGATTTAGATATATTTGGTGCTACGGGCGATTATATGCCACCTGGTTTGTACGCAGATTATACGTTGGGCGATATTAAAAAAGGACCCTTACAAATTGATGTAACTAAAACACCTGGATCTGATATTGATACCAAAGCACAACTTAAAATAGGCGATAAAACAAGTCCTTTTCAGTTTGACGTAATGAAACAACCTGGCCGTGATTACGCATTATCTGGTAGATATACTTTGGATAAAGATATTTTTCCTGCAGACTCATTGTATGGTCAAACCTATCGAGTACCAACCCAACTAGAAATATCAAAACAACCTAATCAAGACCTATACGGTAAATATGAAATTGATATTTTAGGTGGTGAAGGTCAAAGTCTTGCACCCATAAGAGATTTCAATATTGCTCCAGGCACAAGGCTTGGTGGTAGAGGCTCTATAGGATTATCGTTTATGGTAGATACTTTAAAAAATGCTGGCTTACGTTTGCAGTATATGTATGAGAATCCTGAAACAGGTGGATTTTTTAATGTAACATACGACCCGAAAGCAACACAAACAATAAATATTCCAGACGATATTGATACACAATTGCGTGAACTTACTTTTGGTCAACCGCTAAGTATTGAATTTGGTAGGCAGTTTTGAATTTAGCACATTTATCTGACCAAGAAATAAAAGAAACTTTAGTTTTAAAAGAACGATTAGAGGTTCTTAAAAATCAAAAAAAATGTCAAGATAGTTTTCTTGAATACGTAAGGTATATGTGGCCAGAATTTATTTGTGGTCGTCATCACAAAATTTTTGCACAAAAACTAGAAGACGTAGCAAATGGCAAAATAAATCGATTAATCGTTAATATGCCTCCTAGACACACTAAATCAGAGTTTTGTTCTACTTACTTCCCTGCATGGATTATGGGTAAACAGCCTAATCGTAAAATTATGCAAACCACTCACACAGGTGAACTTGCAGTACGATTTGGTCGTAAAGTTAGAAACATGATGGATACTGACGAATATAAACGTATTTTTGACAAAGTAGAGCTACAAGCTGATTCTAAGTCAGCAGGTAGATGGGAAACCAACAAAGGTGGCGAATACTTTGCAGCAGGTGTAGGAGGAGCTATAACAGGTCGTGGTGCTGATTTGTTAATTATTGATGATCCACACTCAGAACAAGATGCACTTAGCCCAAGTGCTTTAGAATCATGTTGGGAGTGGTACACTTCTGGACCTAGACAGCGTTTGCAACCAGGCGGAGCAATTATATTAGTTATGACTAGGTGGAGTTCTATAGACCTTACTGCAAAACTTTTAGATGCACAAAAAGAAGACGCTGCAGATCAATGGGAAATAGTAGAGTTTCCCGCTATATTTCCCGAAACCAATAATGCTTTGTGGCCAGAGTTCTGGGAATTATCTGAGTTAGAAAAAGTAAAAGCTTCACTGCCTGTTCAGAAATGGAATGCACAGTGGATGCAAACACCAACTTCTGAAGAAGGATCTATTATTAAACGTGAGTGGTGGAATGTATGGGAAGGAGATTCTTTACCGCCTGTAAGTTACATAATACAAAGCTATGATACTGCTTTTAGTAAAAAAGAAAACGCTGATTACTCTGCAATATCCACATGGGGTGTATTCAGACCTACGCCTGATTCACCTGATTGTATTATTTTGCTTGATGCCCAAAAAGGCAGATGGGACTTTCCTGAATTAAAACGTATAGCTTACAACGAATATAAATACTGGGAACCAGACATGACTTTGATTGAGGCAAAAGCTTCTGGAACACCATTAACTCATGAGCTTAGAAGACTTGGAATACCTGTAGTTAATTATTCACCTACTAGAGGACATGACAAATCTACACGTATGCACTCAGTAGCACCTATTTTTGAATCTGAATTAGTTTATGCACCAGAAAGAAAGTTTGCAGAAGAAATGATTGAAGAATGTGCTGCGTTTCCTTTTGGAAAAAATGATGATTTATGTGATACTATGACTCAAGCTCTCATGAGATTTAGAGAGGGAGGTTTAGTTTCTCTTGACGATGACTATTCAGATCAAGAAAAAGCACCAGTTAGAAGGGTATATTATTAATGGCGATAGAAAAAGACATCAATCCAACCGTACTTAACGAAGAAAATCAAGTAGATTTAGGAGATGAAGGCATGGAAGTAGCACTTGCTGCTATTGAAGAAGCTGGCATGGAAGATTTTGTAATGCAAGAAGATGGTAGTGCGGTTTTAGAATCAAGTATGCAACAACAAATAGATACAGGCTTTAATGAAAATTTAGCTGAATCTATGGACGATAATGATTTAGGCAGAATATCTAATCAACTTATGGATGGTATTGAAAAAGACAAATCATCTCGTGAGGATTGGGAAAAAACCTATACAGACGGACTTAAATACCTAGGCATGAAGTTTGACGATGAAAGGTCTGAGCCTTTTGAAGGTGCATCTGGTGTTATACATCCATTATTAGGTGAAGCAGTTACAACTTTCCAAGCACAAGCATACAAAGAATTATTACCTTCTGGTGGACCTGTTAAAACACAAGTAATTGGTGCCTACGATAGTGGCGTAGAAGAACAAGCTCAAAGAGTTAAAGAATTTATGAACTATCAGATTACTCATGTTATGGAAGAGTTTGATGAAGAGTTAGACCAAATGTTGTTCTATTTACCTCTTGCAGGTTCTGCGTTTAAAAAAGTTTATTACGATGAAGCTCTAGGTAGAGCTGTTTCTAAGTTTGTAGCTCCAGAGGATTTAATCGTACCTTACTACACCACTGATTTAGAATCATGTCCTAGAATTACAAATGTTATCAAAATGCCAGAAAATGAAGTTAGAAAACTTCAAGCTCTCGGTTTTTATCGTAAAGTAGATATAGATTACGGTGATGATATAGAGTCATCTGATGTAAAAGGAGAAATAGATAAGTTATCTGGCATGGAACCATCCTATGATGACGGTGAAGTATCCATGTTGTATGAAGTGCATTGTAATTTAGAATTAGATGGTTTTGAGGACATGGACGAGTCTGGAGAAGCAACAGGTGTAAAGTTACCTTACATAGTTACTATTGATGTTAATTCTAGCGAAATACTATCTATTCGTAGAAACTTTCAAGAACAAGATCCATTAAAAAATAAGGTTGAATACTTTGTTCACTTTAAGTTCCTACCTGGACTTGGATTCTACGGCTTTGGATTGACACATATGATAGGTGGTTTATCTAAAGCTTCCACATCAATACTAAGACAATTAATTGACGCTGGTACTCTTGCTAACTTACCTGCTGGTTTTAAAACTCGTGGCATAAGAATTAGAGATGAGGATACACCTATACAACCTGGCGAGTTTAGAGATGTCGATGCTCCAGGTGGATCACTAAGAGAATCTATCCAACCATTACCATTTAAAGAACCTAGTGGCACATTGTTAAATTTACTAGGTATATTAGTAGATGGCGGTAAGAAGTTTGCATCTATTGCTGAAATTAATACTGGTAAAGGTAATCCAAATGCACCTGTAGGCACAACTCTAGCTTTACTAGAAAGATCTACAAAGGTTTTATCAGCTATACACAAAAGACTGCATAATTCACAGAAAAAAGAATTTAGATTATTAGCACAAGTATTTAAAGAATACTTACCGCCTGAATATCCTTATGCAATACCTGGTGGTAATTCACAAATAAAATTAACAGATTTTGATGATAGAATTGATATATTCCCTATCTCTAATCCTGATATATTTAGTCAATCACAACGTATTGCTATGGCACAAGAGATGATGGCATTAGTGCAATCTAATCCAGATGTACATGGCCCAAATGGTATATATGAATCTTATAAAAGAATGTACTCAGCCATAGGTGTTGATAATATAGAACAAATACTTACACCACCACCGCCTAAAGACCCTATGCCATTGGAATCAGGATTTGAAAATAATAAGTTATTGCTAGGGCAACAAGCACAAGCCTTTGGACAACAAAACCATGATGCTCATATAGCAACACATATGTCTTTATTGAATACACCACCTGTGCAGATGAATGCACAAGTACAGGCTTTAATACATTCACATATTATGCAGCACTTACAAATGAAAGCTGATAGTTTGGCTGAACAACAAATGCCACCAGAAGTATTACAACAGTTTCAACAGATACAACAACAAGCTCAACAAGCAAATCCAGCAGAAGCACAACAGATGACACAACAAGCAGGAGATATATTGGCACAATTTTCAGCACCAATTATGGCAGAATTAATTGCGGAATATAGTCAAAAAGTTTCAGATCCTAGTGATGAAGATCCACTGGTAGCTATTAGAAAACAAGAACTTGCATTGAAAGGTCAAGAGTTGTCTATGGAACAACAACAGTTTTTACAAGAAGAAAAACGTAAAGCTATGGATGCACAAAGAAGGATTGATGTAGATAGAAAATCACACAACATAATAAAGCACATGATTAAAAGAACAGACATAAGTCAACAGAAAACACCCAAAGTACATAAAAATAAAAACAGCTATAGCAATAAAGGCACTGTGTCTTTAAAAACTAAAGCTGGTACTTTTTCTAAAAACACAAAAGCTAAACCTGGAATGGGTAAAGGTAAGTGTAGAGGGATGGGTGCTGCCGAGTTTGGTGGCAAGTTTTCAGGCATTTATTAATGTCATCAGTTTGGCTTGCTGAAAAGTTTTTAAAAGAACTTGAAGGCAGAAGAGAAGACACCAAAGACGCTATGTTGTCAGGGTGTAAAGACTTCTCTCAATATGAATATCTGCGAGGTCGTTACAGTTCTCTAGCCGATGCAGAAAATATTTTTAGAGAGCTGCTAGGAAAAATACAACAAGATGAACAAGATACAAGTCCCTGATCATGTCGCAAAGTCCATTGAGGCAGATTTAAAAAAAGAAAAAACTCAAGAAGAAGAAAATCCAATTCAAGATGTAAAAGAAACCTCTGCTTATGTAAAAGAGTCAGCACGAGTATTGGATCCTACTTTATTAGAAAAATCTTTAGTAGACCGTATGCCTCAACCTACAGGTTGGCGTATTTTAATTTTACCTTATGCAGGTAAAGCGGTTACAGAAGGCGGAATCCATTTAGTTCAACAAACAGTAGATAGAGAATCTTTAGCTACTGTGGTTGGATATGTGGTAAAAATGGGTCCTGATTGTTATGCGGATGCAAATAAATTTGCTGAGCCATGGTGTCAGGAAAAACAATGGGTATTGATAGGCAGGTATGCTGGTGCTCGTTTCAAACTCGGTGATGAATCTGAATGTAGAATCATAAACGATGATGAAGTTATAGCTACCATACTTGATCCTGATGATATTCTTGCAGTATAAGGAGAAAAAATGTCTGAAGAAAACGCAAAGGTAATAGAAGAAACAGAAGTAGACGAAGGAGAGATTGTTGAAATAGAACCTGTAGAAGAAAAATCTAAAACACAGATTCCGATGGATTCTGTTGATAAAGAGGCAGAGGAACAAATAGAAGATGTTTCTGAAACACCAGAAGCAAAACAAGAAGAAGAGCTTGAAGATTATTCTAAAAATGTACAGAAAAGAATTAATAATCTTACAAGAAAATTAAGAGAAGCAGAAAGAGGTCAAGAATCTGCTTATGAGTATGCAAAAAGAACTGCTGCTGAAAATGAACAATTAAAAGCAAAAAGTTCGAATTTAGATAGATCTTATCTAATGGAAGCAGAAAACAGATTAAAATCACAAAAACAACAAGCTATGTCTGCTTTAAAAGCTGCACATGAAGTACAAGACTACGAAAAAGTAGCAAAAGCACAAGACGTTTTAGCAAAAATAGCTGTTGAAGAAAACAAAGTTAATACTTCTAAAATGTCTTTACAACAACAAGTGCCATCACAAACAGTTGATCCTGGTATTACACAACCAGCTCCACAATATCAAGCACCACCAAAACTAGATGAAAAACAAGAAAAGTGGGTAGAAAATAATACTTGGTTTGGTGAAGATGAAATTATGACTTTAGCAGCTTTTTCAATAGATCAAAAATTAGTACAAGAAGGTTTTGACCCGAAGACTGATGAATACTACAATGAAGTTGATAAAAGATTACGAACAGAGTTTCCACACAAGTTTGAAGAGTCTTCCGCTAAATCGAAGCCTCAACAAAAGGTGGCTTCAGCAGGCAGAGTAGCTGGTAATACTAGCTCAAAAAGACAAGTTAAGTTGTCGCCAGCAGAAGTTCAAATGGCAAAAAGATTAAACGTACCCTTAACAGAGTACGCAAAATATGTTAAAAGGTAATAGTTATGACAGAAAAAGATAACAAAGATTTAAACAGAACACCACGTTCTGCCGACACTCGAGCTAAAAAAGAAGCTCGCAAACCATGGAGCCCACCATCTATGTTGGATACTCCTCCTGCACCTGAAGGTTATACTTACAGGTGGATTAGAGCCGAAAACTTAGGTCAAGAAGATCGTAAGAATATAACTGCAAGATTAAGCGAAGGTTTCGACCTAGTAAGATCTGACGAGTTAGATAGTTCTTTTAGAGATCGATATGATTCTATACAACAAGGCCAACACGCAGGAGTGGTAGCGCGAGGTGGTTTGCTATTGGCTAAGATTCCTAATGAAACACGTGAAGAGAGAAACTCCTATTTCGCAAAACGTGCACAAACTCAGCAAGACGCTGTAGATAACGATATGATGAAGGAATCAGATCCAAGTTCTCCGATGCTTTCGCCTCAGAGATCAAGCAAAGTAACTTTTGGCGGTGGTCAACGAAGTTGATCGCTTAACTTAAAATAACAAATATAAGGTGACTTATTATGGCTAACAAAAATGCCCCATTTGGAGCAAGAGTTGTAGGTAAATTAGGTTCTGCTCCACAAGTAAATGGAACAACAGAATACGCAATTGCCTCTGGTGCTTCTGGGAATATTTTTTCTGGCGATTTAGTAAAAATGACCAACGCAGGTACTATTTTAGTTTCTGCTGCTGGTGATGAGTCTATTGGTGTATTTAGAGGTTGTACTTTTACAAACTC